AAATTAACATTTCCACCATCAGGTTGAAATTGTATTATTCCAGCATTAGCAACACCAACTTCAGTTGTTTGTAATTGCCACTTCCTTGCAGCTGCACTTGCACCACCTACTGCATAAACTTGTAAAGCTGCCTGATTAGAACTTTCATTACTTTGAATTGACATCGCATAAGCAACATTTGTTTCTGTTTTAGCTACTCCATAAGACACACTTAAGGCTCGTATTGGATTTGCTGTATTAATACCTACTTTGCCATCGTGGTCTATTCTTACTACCTCATCTAAAGTCGTATCATTTTGTGAAACGTAAAAAGCCATTCCTGCTGAAGCATCACTATCATCTGCTGATTCTTTAATACCTGCTATTGCAGTACCAGTTATAGGATTAGTCTCATCATCTGGTATTTGAAATTCTATCCTTGAGCCAGAACCTGCTCCCCCATTTGTTCCTGTGCTTGCATACGTTGCACCTAAAGTTAAAATTGTTTCAGGTGTAGTTTGTGTATCAGATGATAATGTTTTTGTAGCTGTTAAAGTACCAGCTAAAGTAGCACTTGGAGTTGATGAATTAACTGTAAATACAGCAGTACCATCATTCTTTGATACTTCAAACGCATTTGCATCGTCAGCAGCTGATGGTATTACCTCTACTTTGTTTGTTGCTAATTTTAAACCAAATGTGGTTCCGTTATCACCGTCTTTTATAGTAACTAAAGTATTTCCGTTGCCGCCACCATCTGTATCGGTATGCAATAATTGTTCGTAACTACTTGCTATTGTTTGTCCGTTTAAGCTTGCCATAATTTTTTATCCTGTATGTTCTTCCCACTTAACATTATCTTCTTCCCAGTTAAGTTGAGTGATATTCCAAATAACATCATATATTGACTTTAAAAAGTTTAATTGTGTTCTTCTCCAAGTAATCATTATTCTTTTAACGCTACCATATTGCTAGCCGTTGTGCCACTTTGATACACTTGAGTTATTTGTATAGGTAGTATCTGACCACTTGCTACGTTACTAAAAGTTATACCACTTCCGCTTGTTCCCATGTTTACCTTTACATTGCCACCTGTTCCAACGTATAAAGCATTATGGCTAAGTGAACCATGATTTCCACTGTCTATATCTATCGCAACAGCAGTTCCATAAACCATATCCGCTAAAGAGGCTTGAGCTGCTTCTGTTGCCGTCTTTATATCGTTAGTATCAGAATCTATAGTAGTAAGTAAAGCTTCATTGGCCGCATGGTCTACGTTGGCTGCTGTCAAAAGAACTTCAATAGCTGCCATGTCTACTTTTATTGCATTTGTATCAGCGTCAATCCCTGTTAACAATACTTCATTAGCAGCGTGGTCAACATTCGCAGCTGTTAATAAAACCTCTATTGCTGCTAAATCTGTAACTGCTGGGTCATCAGATGCTAACGTAACTCTTTGTACTCCAGATGCTACTGCACCAGCGCCACCAACAAAGTCTGTTCCTGCTATATTAGCGTTAACATTTAAATAATTTCCATCTACAGCATTGTCTAGTAACTCTACAGCAGTTTTAATTGCATCGGTATCGCTATCAATAGTTCCTAATAAGGTCTCTACTCCATCTACGTGCCCAATAATTGTAGATTGATTTGCTGCTGTTGCCGCTCCACTTGGTAAAGCAGATGATACAGCATCTACTTGTAAATGCCCATCACTATCTACTAAAGGAACATAACTAGTACCACTACCAGCTTTGTTCGTATTAGCAAATATTAACATACTGTCTTCGGCTTTATCAGTATGCACCTCTACAGTTATATCAGACCCTTCGGTCTTAAGAGTTACGTTATCTATATCTACTTTTAACGCATCTTCACCTGAGTTTAAAACTTTGTTTAATACTTCTTTACTTTGATATTTTGGAAAAGCCATAATATACTCCTAATCCTCCGCCACCGCCTCTAGGGCTATCTTAAATCTGCTGGCATAATTCTTCTTGGGGCACCAGTCTTATCCCGTTTTTTCATACCATACTTTCTAATAGCTTCGTTCCATTTTCCTTCGTGCGATCTTGCCATACTCATTGCAACAGCAGATGTATTCCCATCTATGGATATACCAGCTTTGTCTTGGTATAATCTAAATTTTACATAATCTATTAATGATGAGTGCATACTGTTATCTATGTCTGGCGTATCTGTTATTGCTGTTACAGCATTAGGTTCTCCAGAATAATGTATTAACACTCCATTTGTTACTGCCTCATCAATAGGCTTATAATCTCCTATTTTATGGTGAACAGTATCTGTATCACTCCCTTTTGTAGTAACGATTGCTAAATGGTCTCCAGTAATAAACCAAGCAATAAAATCTTCTGGGTTGTTATAATTACTTGCCATTAGTCTATATCCATTGTTTGTATTTCGTTATTTAATAATCTAGGTATTTTAACATAGTCACCAGCTGAATCCATAAAATCGCACCTATAAACTTTATTTATCTCTACTCCAGCATTAGAGTCGCTCAATGTGTACCATTGTTGGTCTGCGACTGTAGTAAGTTTAGCGTATTCTATTTTAGTATTATACTTGCCTAGCTCAACCAAACCTTCATTTATTAAATTCATAATATATGTTTCTGGCGCAGCTGGAAAAGCCTGTCTTACTCTAGATATAATTTTTTTAACCGTTAAGCTATGTACTGCCATTAGTCAGAATCCTTTCCTAGCAACCCTATTTGTTTCCATGTTCTCGTTTCGTTTTCCCAATTATTTACACTCATATCGTTCCAAGAACCTGGAACTATAAAAGTTACAGATGTTGGTAAAGTAACACCAGTCCAAGACGGTGATGTGTTTAAAGTAACACCAGTCCAAGAAGGAGATGTGTTCAAAGTAACCTGAGTAAAAGATGGAGAGTTATTTAAAGTAACAACAGTCCAGCTTGGTGAAGAATTTAAAGCTACGCTAGTTAATGCCATTATCCGCCCCTCACTATTTGTATGCCTTTGTCATAATCTAACTGCAGTTTTGCTTGTTGTTTCTCCATCCAAGAATATTCTGTACTTATTACATTAAGCCTAGCCTGGGCTTCACTACTGTAAGCTTGTGCGATATTTAACTTTGATTGTATTTGCGAAAGGTAAGCATTAGCCGTTCCTATAAAACCTTGTGCTGTGTTAATAAATGCAGAAGCAGTACCTAGATATCCTTGAGCTACATTCCCATAGCCTCCAGCAGTTCCCAAGAATCCTTGAGCTACTGATACCTGTGCCTGCACTTGATTTACCCTAGCTGATACTTCACTTACAAAGCCTTGTGCTTCACCTAAGCTACCCTGAGCTTCACTTAAAAATCCATTACCAGCATTAACATGGGATGAAGCTAATTCTATATCTTCTGCTGTATTAGCTGTTACGGCACTATCAAATTGTGTATTTGCTAAAGCTACCGCAGTATTAACTCTATCAACAGCTGTATTTATTGCAGCAGTTGCTGTATCTATACCTGAGTCTACTAATACTAAAGCTTCATCTAGCTCAGCGTTTGACAAATCAACCTCTGCGTTCATTAAGTCTACTTCTGTGTTAGCTAATGCAACTTCAGCTGTAGCTTTGTCTATCTCTGCATTTGCTAATCCTATTTCAGTAGCAGCACTATCTGCTATACTAAGAGTTTCATCTATTTCAGTATTTATAGCAGTTAAAGCTGTAGTAATGTCTGAATTGCCAGATTTTGCTGTTAGTGCATTTTGCAATGATTTTATCGCAGCATATAATGGAACTAAATATTCAGCTTCATCTGGAAACTTAGCTATGCCACTATCACCATCGGTGTAGGCAACAGTTGGATAAGCTAATGCTTGAACGTGAGCGTTTTGCGAATTAGATGGTTCTGGAACTACAGATAAAAGATTGTTACTAATATAATACACAGGGTCTGTTGCTGTAGCCGCCATCATATCATCAGAATCTCTAACCCTACCTTGCAGTTCAGCTGGTACAGCACGACATGGCTGATTAATAGTCCCATCATCTCTTGTAACTGCAAATACCTCAGATCCAGCAACCGTATAATTAGTAGAGCTACCATTTAATTCGTTAGAAGTGGTAAATAATTTTTTCTTTGAGTCTGGTAAAGATGTAAGTATTTCTTTTGCACCATCTGTTAAAAACTGAGTTAATTCAGTTTGAGTGGGTGCACTACTACCATCTATAGATAGACCTGTTAATCCTTCTACTTGTGCTTCAAAAGTTGCCATTTATTAGTATCTCATTCCTTTTTTAGAACTTTTTTTCTTACCAGCTTTCTTTTTCTTCATCTTTTTACCACCATTCTTTTTACTACCTGTATGATAAGGCATATCGCTTTCCTTTCCTCCAGTACAACTTGCACTAGAAACAGTTTTTAAACCTTTGCCAAACTTACTCATCCATACCCCAAGCTTGGTTTCTCATTTTGTTAACACTCTCTTCCATCCCAATAGTATTAAATTCTACGTCAGTTCTCATTCCCCTCTCAGTTCTCATCCAAGAGTTTGTGGTAAACTTTGGAGCTGATGCTCTCTTTCCACATGCTCTGCAATAGAACCAATTTTCTTTATTTGGCTTATTACAATGTTGACAGTTCATTACGAACCAGAGACTACCATTGTCATTACTCTTTCACCGTGCATAGGGCAATGTGAAATTGATATAATTGCATTGTTTGTTGAATCTAAACTAACAATATAATCATAGACATCTTTAGATAAATCTCCAGCAGAATTAGATTTGCTTCCAGGCTTAGCAGCGTGGACAAAAACTTTTACATCTGTATTTGATGAATTATAATCAGCCATTTCTTTTCCTTATGTTTAAAAATTCTTAGGATGTTTGGGGCTAAACCTTTTTACGAATAGCCCCACAGTATCCAAAACTGTCAATCCTTATTTATTCGGATTTATTAAGCAGCGGCAGTATTAAATACCATCTCAGTTGCATCTTTAGCTACGCCATAAGCGTACCATCTTTCACCATCTGTAAAGATGTCTATAAAGTCGCCAGGGCTTGAATTAGCACTGCAGTTAATGAAGTCATCATTATTTACAGCATAATCACCAGCAGCTCCGTCTACTTCGTCTGAAACCATACCTACTACGTCATTGCCAGAACCAAAATCAATATTAACTTTAGCAGCCATACCTTGGTCTGAACCATCAGTATCTTCTGTTAGTACAATCTTACAGTACCAACCAACACCAGCATTTGCTAGGGTTGGTAAAGTAACATCAGTAGCTGCTGTTGGATTAACTAAAACAATAGCTCCGCTATCATTTGCAGTTAAAGTTGAACTAGCAGTTACTTTTTTGATTTTTAAAGCGTGTCCAGCTATACCACTATTTGAGTTTAGATAATTACTATACATTTAAAACCTCCTTAAGCTGATTCTACTTCGTAGAGTGCATGACACTCAGGAAGTGTTACTTCAAGACCAGCTTCGGTTATAACCATATCCTTACGTAAGTCTTCATCTGAATTCTGTACGTTAGTGATAATATGAGTATCTCTGTTTAGACCGTTTCCAACTAGTGG